ACGGAATCATCTCTGTATTCTGAAATTAAATTCATTATAGGTTCTCCTTCGCAAATGAAAGGATTTCGTTATAACCTGCTTCATCAGCGATGAGTACGTTATACATTTCCTTCTTGTTTGTTTCTGTTAATTCATCAAACATTTTATTTAATAGGTCAGCATCTTCTTCAGTAATATCAATTACTTCGTTATTCTGTAACTGTAATTGACCAGCTTCGACAGATTCGTAAGCTGCTGTATACATCTTCGCCGCTGATAAAGGTTTACCGTTAACCATTTGGTCACCTTTAGAATACGCATATAAAGATTTAACATTTGAGAATACTTCTGCTAATTTGTTTTGCCACCATTCTTCAGGATCTTGTCCTTCCATTTTAAGGTAGGATTGAATTTCTTCTGAAGCGTAACATATAAAATGTAATTGCTTAAGCATCATAGGAATTTCTTGTTGGGGACTTTCAAGCAATTCTTCCTCAGTTGATACCTTTGCTAACATTTCTTTAAATGTCATTGATAGTGTTTTACCATTTGAATCTTTAATGGTAACAGATGTAGGACCTGCTTTAGGCTTGTCCTCACCTTTTAAAACTTTTTTCTTTTGTACTTCAGGTTCGATAGTTTTACCGGAATCAGTCTCAGGAGCATCTTCTTCCTTTTTCTTTTCAGGCTTTTTCTCTGCATTTAATTTGCTACCTGAACAACCACCTTCCTCAATACCTTCAATCTTATTACCACAGCAAGAACATTCTTTACCGATTTCTTCAACCTTATGTTCTCCACCACAGTGTTCACAAGATTCGTCGCAACCGCAAGAAGCCTTTAATTCTTCTTCCATTGATTCGTCGCCGTCATCTTTCTTTTCTGTCTTTTTGTTAACACCTAAGATTTCAGTAATTGATTTCTTTTCCTCAGCAACCTGTTTACCTGCACCTGCTCTTTGTGGTAATGTTTGAGCAACTTTAGTTTTGTATGCTAAGTCGTAACTTGAATCGCCTTCTTGGTCAGCAGATCGCTTACCATTTACCATTCCTGGTATCTCACCTGTAAAAACGTGGTCAGGAGCAACAGGATGTTTGATTAACTCAATCGTATGTTGGTCCTTAAAGCGTCTTTCCTCAGGGCTCTTCGGTTGAGCAACTTCTGAAACGAGATCTTTAAAATTTTTCATGTTTAGTCCCTAATTTAATTTACTCTATATTTTATTTATATTCTAAAAAGGATCGTCCTCTACGTGACCACCTTGAGCTTTCTCATCGGCAATCTGGTCTTCCATATCCTGAGCATCCTGTTCGGACATCTGCAAGATATTTGATGTAATCCACTGATGAGAGAAATACTTTCCTGTATAATCTGATATATCTCTTAAAGTATTCAATCTTTCTCTCAAGATTTCAGCTTCCTTCAATTCCTCAAAATAATTATCTTTAACAAAGTCATAACGAATATCATTTCTAATTTCGTTAAACTCTTCAGGTGTTAAGATACCTTTGAGTACCAATTGCTTCTCTAATACCATATTGAATATCCATGAGAAGCGAGTACGAATTCTTCTTATAAATTTGCCAAACTTTAGTTCATCACGAGTAATTTCAGATGTTCTACCAAAGGTTGCCATGGCTTCTGGTTCTAAACGAGTTAAGGGTACCTTCAACGCCTTATATAATTTACGTTGAAAATACTCCATGTTTTCGTTACCACTCAATCCTGGTGCATTACCTCCTGCGAGGGTATCAACTTCAGTTGACCTTTCACCACCACGACGAGGGAACCAAAAGTCCTCTGTCATTGTTAGCATCTTACGAGAATCAGTAATCTGTCCTGATTCTGAATTATACTGTAACTTGTTTTTATGGCGAGCCATCATATCTCTAAGATATTGCTCTGCCTTGTTCTTCGGCAAGTTACCTACATCAATATAAAAAATTCTTCTTTCCGGTGCTCTTGTTAACGTATAGATTACAACAGCATCTTCCAACATTCTAAGCTGATTTAAAGCTTTTCCTGCTGGATGTAAATGAGATAATACTAAACTGTTATTCTCATTCATTAAGCCCGATGTAACTCGAGCTATACTATCCTTAGCAATCTTGATTCCTGAAGTACTACTTGCTGGAGTACTTGCTCCGCCTGTACTTGTATTTTGGAACCCAGTCTCAGAATACATGTAATACTCATTTTTAATTTTCTTAACAGGTATACCTGAGTGCTTATCCTTTTGTTTCTTGTCAACTTCTCGAATTAACTTTAATTTTCGAGGGTCAACATAACGTAATTCAATTACACCTTTCTTTACATCTTCAGGGTCGATAATAATATGATAGTTAAGCCTTCCATCTACATAGAATTTATTAAACATATCATATGCATTATTTGTAAAATCAAACAATGCTAAAATATTATCAAACTCTTTTACAATCGTCTTCTTTACTTTATCCGATAAATCTGTTTCTCCCAATGAGATATCAACAACTCTATCATTTGTATCAACACTAATTGCTTCATTCACAATGTCATCAACTGCCTGACTTACTTCAGGCTGCATTGCCATATGACGATATCTTGTAATTAATTCAGATTCCGTTTTAGCGGAACCTTCCATATCAAGTATCGTATTATAAAAACCACCGAGCGCATTACCAACCGTAATCGCTCCATCATCATTAGAGGGTTCGGCAAACGAGACCGGTAAAGTGGTCTCCTCCTCTGCCCTCTTTATATCAAAGCCAAAAATTTTCAAAATATCACCTATTTAATTATGTAGTCGGAATACCTGTATTACCTTCAACCATATAATAGTCATATGTGAAAGTAACAGAGAATTCCTCAATGTTCTGCGATTCATCCCAACTTAATGCAATTGCTGCCATTGATGATGGAAACAGACCTTCAAATCTATATGTCCTTAGCGGATCTCCATTTTTACTATATTGTGTACATAAAGCAGTTGATTTATAATCCTGCGGTAAACCTCTTGTGTTGGTTTCGTGCGAAGATATTGCATTCATCCAAGCTTCCATTGAGTTACGAATTAAGAAATCCTCATCATTAATAATTGTTGCGTCCCAAGTATCAAAAGTTCTATCAGCCGCAAAGTTCATTGTTCTTCCAAAATAAGCAACTGAACCTGTAGATACAGTACTTGCCGGAATACCTGTAGAAGACTTTGCCATAAACGGCAATTTAAAATCTGCTTCAGGAGCCACTGGATTCAAAATTTGAATTTGGAAAAGGTTAGCACGAGCGCCACCACCAGTTAACTGGGATTTGAACTCATTAATATTAAATGCCATTCTTTTTCTCCTTTATTTAAAAATTATTTATTATGTTAGTGACCCAACGATTTCTTCAAATTCCACTCCGCTTCTTGTAGCAACGAAGGTTAATTCAATTACATTAATTGAACGTGCAGGCTTAATAAAGATATTAGCTCTGAACTTACCTTGGTCAATAACTGAAGGAGTATTTACTGTGCTATCAGATACTACTCTAAAATCAACAATTCCTCTTTTACCTTGAATGTCTCTTAAGAATGGTTCAACAATTCCTTTGAACTGAGCTTGAGTAAACTCGTCGTTCAATTCAAATAAGAATGATTCTGATGCGTTAGCAATTGCCTTTTCAACTGCGATAAACAATCTTCTAACATTAATACTATCAAACGCACTGTTAGCACCAAGTCCTGTCTTATCGCCGAATAGGACAACGCCTCTTCCTGCTTGTGACATTACTGGGTTAACCTCTGCACTGTATAGTTGGTCTCTTTGAGGTTTGTTAGGATTGAACGCAAGTTTTACAACATTCTTGATTACACCCTTACGGAAACCGGCAGGAGATTCAAAAGGTTCAACTCTTGAAGCACAACCTGCGATATCACCGTTAAGTGGAGTATATCTGTATACATCGTTATATCTGTCGTATCTATATTTGTATCCTGAGTCAAATACTGCATAAGAAGAACTTGGAATTGAATTCTTAAATGCAATAATGTTTGCTAATTTTGCTTCGGACTTGCTTTCGTCTACAACGTCAGACTTGGCAGGCGAAATAAACGCGATACAATCTCTTCTATATTCAGCGATGTTTGAAACAATATATGTTCCTACATTACCAGCATCGTCAGATTTACCACCTAATACGAATGAAACATCAATTTCATTTGCGTTCTTAAATAAATCGTAACCGCCTGCTAGGTCAGCAAGTGTTGCTGCAGATTCAGATCTGCCGTCTGTTCCACCAACTAAACTTTCGTAACTGCTTACTGAAGTTACTGCTTCAAAATGAGTTGTATTAGCAACTTTAACCCAAGAAGATTCTTGGTCAATTACTTCTTTATAGTAATTTGTTTTACCATTTGGAAGTTTTGCTGTTGAAGAAATTGAAACATCAGAATATAATTCTAAGATTGTTCCTGCTTCGCCACTGATAGCGCCATCTTCGTCAATAACAGCAATATGATAATTTGCATCTGCAGGCTTCTTAACAAAATTCTTTGCATATGCCCACTTTCTGGTAATACTTAATTTGTTAAGACTTGATTCTGCAAGCAAGTAATTGCTTTCAAATACGATATCATAATGGTAAGCTGTTGTTAATGCAGTGTTTGCTGTAACATCTCCATTTGTATCTCTTTGTTCTTCAGTGACTGATGTTACGACAAGTTCTTGATATCCAATGGATTGGTTACCAATTTCTAAAACATCTCCTACTGAAATTTCATTATCACCGACTAATTGATTTGCCGGTAATACTTCAAACTGAACGTTTGCTTGATTAAAATTAATTGCATGAGGGGTTTCTTGTTGTTCAGAATTACCTGTGATTCTTGTAGCTGGGATTTCAGCTTCTGAAATTACTTCTACTTCAAACTTATCACCTCTTGCATATGCTACTTCTACTGAATTACCCAGAGCTCCTGGATAAATTGCATCAAACGCGCCATGAACGACATTGTTTGCGTCAGAAGTATCGGTTGCAGAAGCAGTAAGTGCTCCATTATCAACCCTTGCTACATATAAAGCATTTGCATATGAAAGATAATCTGCAGCCACAAAGAATGTTTCATAGTTGTCATCGTTTGGTGTTCCAAAACGATCCACTAATTCATTCTCTGAAGAAATCAGAACTGCTTCACCTACAGGACCCCATCTAAATACCCCTGCGTGTGCTGCAGGTGGTGTTGCGATGGCAGGAACCGATGCTGATGCGTCCACCTCTCGAACAATTACGGAAGGACTTACGGAAAAAGCCATATTATTCTCCTTTAATATTATCTATTTAAACCTATTTACTAATTTATAGTTATCACAGTTTTATTTATAATAAATGAAATTTATATCTCAAAACTTCTTTCTGGTCTGTATTCAATCCATCCATGTTCATCAGGTTGTGGATCTCCAGTATCAATAAATCCAAAAGGTAGTAATTCTTCGTCAAGCTGTTGTTCTGTTTTTTCTTTTAATGCCGCTAAAGTATTAATATCCGTTAATTCTCTAAAGAATCTCTGGTCAGACAACCAAGCAAATAAAACTAAATTCATTACGAGATCGTCGTTCCATCCGGATTCTGCCTCGTAAGAATTACCTCTTTTACTAAATCGTGATAACTCCTGTATTGTATTATAATCTTGTACTATTAACTGATTTTGTTCAATTAATAGCTTCAATATAGAACAACCTTTTGACTTTACTTGTCTTGTTGTTCTTATTCCATGATCTGCACGCTTCCCTCCAAAACCACTTGAAACTTGTTTACCAGCTCGGCCGGCATTTTCAGTGAAGAGAAGATTCTCATAGCCGTAGTCCATTAAGAGTACATCAGAAACCTGCTCACCGATGTCATTGATTTCTACTAAGATGGCACTCTCATTATACATCAGCCCTATTCTATATATAACTGAAGCAAAGTCTACCGGACTTATAGTATTATCTTGGAAACAACAAACCTGCTTATAAGGCATTTCTGTTACATCCAACATTGTAAACGTTGAATAATCGAGTCCTTTACCTCTCGATACATCAACTGTCATAACATATGAGTGACCTGGTATTGCTTTTTCATATTGCACAATACCTTCACTTTCAGTAATTGGCTTGGACGGTGCAAGTTCTTTGAGTTT